TACATTTAATTTTAATAGTTTTTCTGGTGTAGTATCAACTTGTAACGCATGTAACCATGATTCGTCTAGTGCGTTTTCACTATCGATTAGAACTACGAAAATTCCTTGGTCTTGTGCGTGTTTTACAATATTACCTGCCGCAACGTATGATTTTCCTGCTCCACTTTCACCAGCAAATACTGTTACTTTGCCCAATGGAACGCCTTTATAGAAGTCATTAGAAATTAATTTGTTTAGACAATAATTTCCTGTTGATACCCAAGTGTCTGGGTCTCTGAAACCGACACTCATACCAGGTACAGATTTGGTTATAGATTTGCGAAATTTACTCGCATCAAATGCCCTTGCCATATAATTCTCCTTATGTTTGTAAGAGAGTGCGGAATATTTCCCACACTCTCTATTGAGTTACTTAGTCTGTCTTACGACTACGTATCATTGCTAAGATATCCGCCGCGTCTGACTTTGGTGCTTCAGCAGGTGCTGTTTCTACCGCAGTTAGAGTTGGTGCTGGTGCTGGTGTTACTGCGACCACTTCTTCTTTTACTTCTTCTACTTTTGGAGCAGTAGAAGTATTAGTAGTAGTTGGTGCAGAAGTTCCTGCAGGAACATCTAATCCATAAGGTTTATAGTGCTGTCCCCAACGAGCAGGGTCATATAGTTCACCGTCAACTGATGCTTCGAACATTTCTGTGATAATTTTCATATCATCTGAAGTTGGACGTTTTGGCATATAATCATTCAAGTCAAAAAGACCATGAGTTTCAATTGCCGCACGTTCGTCTTCATTCAGTGAACGTTCTTTACGAGACCAACTTGAAGTTGAATAATCTGCGTATTGACCTTTTTGCGTCTTAGTAAGACGGAAATCAGTACCCGCTTCATAATCAGTTGGCATGTTATCCATATCTGGGTCCATTAGAGCCGCCTTCAATAACTTGAAGATTTGTGGTCCAATGATAAACCTGCGAATTGGATTTTCTGGTTGTTCACCACCGATTGGATCAGTAGAAAGCAATCCTTGGAAGACGTAAGAACGTTTCTTCCAATATGTACGACCCATATCTTCCATCGCTGGGTCTTTAAACCAAGGACGAATTTCTGCGTGAATCGGACATGGTTCACCCCACATTTCAACACAAGGAACTTGAACAATTACTCGTTTCGAAGTATCGCCGCCTTTAACACCTGGGAAAGGTAACTTAATGACTTGGCGTTCGCGCCAAAAGAAAGTGTTGGATTGGTCTGAGTCTGGAAGGAAACGCAATACTGCTGTATTGTCATTGTCCATATTCCAGAAAGGGTAAACTGCATCTGAACCCCTATTTGATTGAGATTTTTCTGATGCTTTGTTATCTTGTGCAAGTAGTTTTGCACGTATTTCTGCTAGTGTAGCCATAGTATTCTCCTATATTAGCCTTTATTAGTTTGTTATATTATTATTAGTTTTTTTATTAGCCTAAATGTATCACATAAGTTCTAAGCATGATACTATTATACTTATCTTTTTTACAAAAGTCAAGCGTTAAATACGTCTTTTTGAAAGTTTTTTCAACCCCGAATGTAGCGGTTAAATGCCCAATAAAAAAGAAGAGTTTTAACACTCTTCTTTATTATAGCACAACTAATGGGGGTTTGTCAACTAAATAATGACAAATTTTGCAAAAGATTCTTCAAGCATTTCAGATATTCTTGTATCTGCTGATTTTGGTTCAACTTTTTCTACTGACATCTTAGACATTTTCAATAATTGACCTGCAACTTTAATTTCTTCTTTGTCAACTCCTGCCGGATTGGCACGAATGTCGTTTGCAATATCAGTCAAAAAGAATGACAGTTCTGCCGCTAAGTCATGACCTTTCTTTTTTTGCTTCTTATCAAGTAAAGTATCAACTACAACTCTATCTGATAAATCGTCAAATGTCATCGCAATCATATCGACTTTACGTTGTGACGCTTCTTCTGGCGTACGAGGTTCAGCATATTGCTTTTTGATTTGACTGTAATCATATTCAGGATCTCTAGAGTCACCGAATGAAATCGTATTAACTTTCTCACCAGTTTTCTTTACAGTTGCAGACATTATTTCTTTAATTCTGTCCACTTGATTGACTCTGCGATTAACAGTTTCTTCTTCATTTACTTTATGTACTAATGGAATAATATCTTTTAATGATTCTTCAAATGTAGATTTTGTAAACTTCTGTACATATGAATCAATAGTATCTTCAGAAATTTCTTCAACTGATTCTTCTTTAAGAGCAATACTTTCAACGAAACTAGCGTAGCCTTTTGCACCTTGAATTCTTTTGATGCTCTCTCTGATTGTATTCATACTGCGTTTAACATTAGATACAACAGAACGATTAGATTCGTTTACTAATTTCTGTTTGTTAACCACGTTCATAAATTCTTTTAATTTTGATAAGTTACTAGATAACTCTACAATAGATTCACCTACAACATCAGATGGAACACCACCAGTTGATACGTGTCTTGCCATTGCTCTAGCGCCATTTAAATGTTTAAACGGATACTTAAATCTTTCACCATCTGCGTTTTCAACAAATAGAGAAGAAATGTTTCGTGATCTTGCTCCTCTTGATTCTTCGTTTACTGCTTTTTGGTGCTTAACAATCAATCTTACATTTTCTAATGTTTGACGACTTGTTTTTGAAGAGCCCGACAATGGGCCCATGCCTTCATTGACGTTATCTGTCATGGTTTGCTCCTTATTTTGTTCAATCTTGTATGTGTAATTTTTAGGTTCGATGTGTTTTCCGAATGAACGAATATCGAAGTCTAGCATGTTAGTACGTGCCATAGATTTTAGTTGTTTCATCATATTGTTTATATCTGGATTATCAATATCAATGTCTTCGCCGATATGAAATTTTAATTCTCGTGTAGAATCATCAATATGAACCATCATATTTGGTTCTTTGACGTAGAAATATCTAGCATTGTCTGGCGTTGCCACACTCTTGCCTTCAGTAGCATCGAACATCTTCATTTGAAGACCACTACCTTGCATTAATTTCATTACTTTCGTTGCGATGTTATCTAAGTTTATAGCCATAATTTAATGTTTTCCTTTTGTAGTATTTATCAAAAAATGATAGGAAGGGGTTCATTAAACTCAACATCTACATCCAGACGCTCACCAAGTAGTTCTTCGTATCCTTCTTCGAATCTAGATATAACTTGAATCTGTCTTACACATAATAATGTTGCTGAGACTAAATCGTCTGTCTCACCTGTTTTTGCTTCATAACTTTTTCCTTTTGCTATGAATGTCTTTAATTCTCTTATTAGGTTGTTGCTTAGTGGTATCATTTTATCACTTTCAATCCAAGATTTCATCTTCATACATGCTGTAATCTTTGATTTGTACGTAGTAGTGAATCCTTTTCTCGATACACGCTGTCTACCTTTCTTTTTAGGCTCATGTAAGAACGTACCAGGAAATCTATCTTCATCCATCTCGTCAATAACAATCAGTGCCGCTTCACCAAGTGAATTATTCTCAACACTCCAGTATATTTCTGGTGCGGAATTTCCTAATTCTTTGACTTCATCGTTGATGATTGTAAGAATATTATGCATTGTTACTACTTGACCACGAATATCAGTCTTGTTATTTTGCCATTCTGCTACTTGAACTAGTTCAGGCAATGCCCAGACTTCAATTGCGGCATTATCGCCTCCAGTTCCCATAGAAGGATCTAATCCTATAACATAAGTAGACTCTTTGTTGATAGTTTCGTACCATCTAACTTGGCCAGTTCTTAGTACTGGCTCAATGCCCTTAATGCCAGACAACTTGAGACTGTCAACTAATGTCTCATCGTATGCAATAAACTGACACTCGTGTTCTCTTAGAAAACGTTCTTTTCCAACACGTGCTTCTTCTTCAATCGCCCATTTCTTATCTCTATCGGGATGTTGATGCCATAATGCTTTGTATGGTTTAAAACCATTAATACCCACTTCTGTTTCATTTCCGTAAGCATCTAGTCTCTTGTTTGCTCCGCTCCAGATCATTGCGAATTGGTCATCATCTAAGTTAGGAGTTGATGTGATAATTGCTTTACCACCTGTGGCTAGTGTTGGTGAGATAGAAGTCCAGAATTCTTTTGCTATTGTTGGTCTAACAAATGCGAACTCATCTGCATAGAGTAATGAGATTGAAAGACCACGACCAGTATTTTCAGTTGTTGCTTGTGAAATAATACGTGAGCCATTGTCGAATTCAATGCTACCTTTGTTGTAGTTTGTTACACCTGCTCTAATATAATCTGGGCACATCTCATACGCATATCTAATTCTATGCATGATTTCTTGGGCACCAGCGAACTTATGAGCGGCTATTAAGATAGTTTGGTCTGGATTAAACATTGCATACCATAACAAATATCCAGCCGCTGTAGTTGATTTACCCATCTGTCTACCTAACATAGATATAGAAAATCTATAATTATGATAAGACTCTGCTAAATCCTGTTGATAATCATATGCCTTGTATAGTATTTGCCCTTGTGTAGGATGCTGAATCCAGAAATACTGATTCAGAAAATAGAATGGGTCCGACATACACTTGCTAAATTCTAACAACTGTGTGTTGCTAAATTGCGTTTTTGCGTATGGTTTTTTAGTTAAATCTGCCAAGTTAAATACTCACTTAATTATCTAATAGTATTTATCAACAAAAAAAGCAGCCCTAAGGCTGCCTCTTATATTGTTTGAATTTATATTTTTACCAGTTAATTAAATTTCTAAGTCTTTCTTGTGATTCATTAACTGCATCTTGCATTGTTACTTCTTCATTGATTGAGTTACAACCGCAATCACATTCTGGACCACAATCGCAATCTGAACCATGACCACATGAGCAATCTTCTTTTAATTCATTGATTTGTTCTTGTGCTTTTTCAAGATTTTCTTCAACAGTAGTTTCTTCTACTTTTTCTT